GCTAGATTTGATTTCATTTGATACGCTTTACCATATCCTTCTGGTGCTTCTATCTCTTCGAACCATTCGTATTTGCCACCAATTGTTGTTTGCTTTCTTTCCAGCACAAATGGGTACCCTGGTGAAGTTCTCATGTCTATTCGTAAGAAAACTCCAGGTACACCATTTATAGCCTCGAAATCAGTTAGAATTCTTCTAGGTATGCCTCGCAAATCGAGCATAACATCGTACTCAACAGTGAGCCATTCTGCCGCTTTGTTAAGTAATTCCGTGTCTAAACTTCCAATTGGGTGATCAAATCCTTCGATTGCTCTAAAGATAATTGATTTTCCTATAAGATCTTTATGCATTCTATCATCATTATCATTTAAAACAGATGGCTCTTGCGTTCTTTTATCCATATCATGAACCATACTTTCGATTATCTTCGATACATTCTGCTGTTTTATTTGTTTAGTTTTTGGCACTGTACCTAAATATGTTAAACTATTGTTCTTCAAATTTGGCGGCACTTTCTTATCTAATATCAAACTTGTTCCTTCGACTGCTTTATCAATATCACTATAAATAGTACTTACTTTTAACTTTGATATAGCCTGGTTGAGTTGATCTTGGGTTACTGGTTTATAATATCCGTGTTGATCAATTCCATCATTATTTCTACATGTTTGTATTCCGATAATTTTGTGTTTTTGTGCGTTATTTAAACTAAACAAAACAGATCCGGACATTCCAAATGTTACAGGACAATTAGTTTCGTAATTATCTAGTGTTGAATATGTTTCTTCACCCATGGAGTAATTAGCTTTTACTAATGTTGGTTTAGCTATTACATTGTTGTAAACCATAGGTATAGGATCTGCTGTGATGACGATGCTCTTCTGGTACTGTGGCATCACTTCATTATTCGGGAAATGTTTTATAATGTTCTTCGAAGCTGGTAAGCTTGTGTCGCAATTATAAACCGCTAGATCTGTATTTGGAATACGTTCTAGTCTATTTCGAGAAAAAATCTGTGATACTTCGTGATTTTTACCTACAAGATCGTTATAAAAAATTTTAAATTGAGAACCTTCTTCAATCATGTTAAAGAAGTGGTGATTTGACAAAATTGC